AGCCCTGGCATCGAACGCCCGACCTCGACATTCGAACTGGCCATGCCGCGATCCCGAGTGGTCGCGGTCGCCTTGATGTCGCCGACCGTTTCGATCTTGATATTCGTCTGGACTTCACCCTCGACTCTGGCAGTTTGTTGCTGACCTCCCGCGACCCCAGCGCGCTTCGCTCCCTGGAGCAGGGATCCGCCATCCGCAGGGGCAGCAACAGCACCAGGCGCAGCAGGGGCCTCGCCGCCGCCGCCAGTGAAGAAATTTTTGACCCCTTGGATCGCACCCCCGGCCAGGCCGCTGACCGTGCTGAAAGCGCCAGTTATTTTGCCGACCCCGGCGGCGACCGCCGAAATGATCGGCTCGATGATGCCCCAGGCCCATTGAAACGCCTTGACGACCCCGCCCCAGAGGCTATCAAAAAATGCCGTGAGCGTTCCCCAGGCGGTCTTGATCGGCTCCGGGATGAAATCGCCTTCAAATGTGCCGAGCCAGGTTTTTGCAGTATCGAAGCCCGCTTTAGCCTCGGTCCACTTCTCCCCGAACCAGGGGCCCACGTTGCCCCAGGCCGTTTTGACGGTTCCCCAAGCTGTGCTCAGGTCCTCGCCAATCCCCTGACTGGCATCGGCGATATTGCCCTTGACCAGAGCCATTCCAGATTTTGCGCTCGCTGACAGCTCACTCCAGATCGTGCCTGCCGTCGCCGTCATTCGATCCCAGGCATCGCCCCAGGAGTCGGGCAGGTCATCGGCCGCTTCCTTGACATTGGCCGCCACCAGCTTAGCGCCCTTGTCGATCGTTTTACCGGCATCTTCCCAGGCTTTCGCAATGTCCTCGCGCGCCTCCCACATCGAATAACCCAGGAAGCCGATTGCAGCAGCCAGCGCGATAATCAAGCCGATCGGGGTTGCCGCGAAGGCGGCCGAAAACGCCTTGATGGCAGCAGCGGCCCCGGTAAAGCCCCCAGCAGTGGCAATCTGCGCGGCCATGGTGGCACCGAGCAGCACCAGATGCTTGACGACATTGGCGACCGCAAGGACAAAATTGCGGTTCATGAAAATAACCGCGGCGACCATGACATTTTCCCAGCCGCCGATCTTCTTTGCGACCCAATCCAGGCCCTTGCCAAAAGACTTGACCCCCTCGTAAATTTGTTTCCAGTTAATCGACTTGAGGATTTCGCCGAGCTTGGTCACAAATTTGGTGACCTCCTCCTTGATGACTGTTTTATTCGCGAGCACCCATTCCTTCATTGCCTTCAGTGCCGGCTCGACCGCAGGCAGAAATTCCGCATAGATCGAGTTTTTGACGCCAGTCATTGCCTTGGTGAAGTCGAGCCAGGCGTCTGCCGCTGCCTCGGCTAGCTTGGTTTCTTCGGTGGTAATGATCCCGAGTTTGACCGCCTCCTTCATCAGCTCTTCCATGCTGATTTTGCCCTGGGCGAACATATCGATTAACTTGCCGCCAGACTTCCCGAATAGCTTCAGCGCCACGTCATTGCGCAATACCGGGTTGACGTTTTTTGCGAAGCCAGCGGCGACTTTGGGCAGGATCGAAGCCAAATCACCGGCTTTTATTTCCTGCATAGAAATGCCCATTTTGCCCAACAGCGGAATGAGGTCCTTTGCCGCCTTGCCACCCTTGCTCGCCGTCCCCAGCGTTTTCATGAATTTTCCCAGGGCGTCCTGGGCAACCGAGGCGTCGATCCCAGACCGCTCCGCGACATAGTTGAACTGCTGGAGGTATTCAGCCGTGGTGCCAAAGCGGCGCGCGGTTTTGCCCAACTTGTCGGCAGTCTCAATATAGCCTTTCATCCCCGCGACAGCACCGCCCAGGCCGGCAATCCCTGCCATCGCGCCCAAGGGTCCGAGCAGCCTGGTAACCTGGGAAAACAGGCCCCCGAGAGACTGGCCGACCCCGCGAATGCCGGCAGTCAGCCCGCCGAACTGGAACGCGTTGAGTTTGAAAAACGCGCCCCCGGTCGTGGTCGCGGCCTTGCCGGCAGTCTGGATGCTGCCGGTGATCTTGCGCATCGGACCAGTGGTCTGGTCAATGACGCGGGCAATCGCCGAAATGTCAATTTTGTCGGCCATCAGGGTTGCTGCGCTCCAGCTCCTCCATTATGCGTTGCGTCTGGTTCTCGTAAAAAACCAGCTCGTCGAGGGTCAGTTCTAATGCGGTGCGAGGGTGCCATTTCCAGACAAAGGCGAGGTCGAAGGCGCGTTCGACGATCCGTTGTTGTTGTCCCCCTCCTGGTCCCCGAAAAAACTGAATATCACCAGCATGCAGGCATTCCAGTCCCGGATTGTGAGCTGGTTGACCGATGACGGAGGGATGTTGCCCAGACGTGAAATCAAGGCGCTGATCGCGGTTGTCTCGATTGTGCCATCCCCCCTGAAGGGATAGCCGCACGTATTGATGTCGGCTGGGGTTATGTCGCGCAGCTCGATTGCCCTGCGCTCCTCACCGTGCGCCTGGATCGGGGTTCGCAGCTCGATGGTTGTGGCCATTGCTAAAGGACCTCCTCGCCCGCCATGCCTTCCCAGCGCACGGTTGCCTGGCCGTCTGCCGCGTTGAATTCGCGCGCGGTCGAGGTCCAGCTATTGCGCAGGATGTATTGTTTCCCGTTGGCCAGCTCAGCCGTCACGGTCACGTCGTCCATGCGCTGGAGCGCCACCAGCGACAGCCCGTTCAAGTCGGAAAAATCGCCTTCGATAAACGGGACGCGCGGCCGCTCGATGTAGCCGTGGATGGCGTCCTGGCCGGGAATGCCTTCGCGCTCGATGGTGTCGATGCTGACAGTAAGGTTTCCCCTCAGAGGGTATTGCTGGCCGTCCACATAGACGTAGGCGACCCCGGCAACGCGGCGTGCTGGCATGGTGTGACCTCCTCAAAAAACGACGTGGTAGTAACCGAAGCGGCCTCCCAGCAATCCCAGGATTACGATTACGATCAGGATCACCACGAGGATCGGGACAATGCCGTAGGGCCCGCCCTGCTGGTGATAGCCGCCGCGGTAGTAATAGCCCCCGCCCCCGAACAGGATCACGAGCAGGATGATGATTATGAGCAGGTCCATGGTCAGGCTGCCGCAGCAGTGGCACTGGCTGCATACCTGAGGCGAAATTCCACCAGCATGGCGAAAATCCTGAGCTGGTTCACCAGGTCTGGCGGCAGCAGGACATTGACCCGGTTCGGGTCGTTGGGGTCGCGCTCGACGACAAGGAACTGCTTAAACGCCTCCATGTTCTCGCAGATCCCTTGCTCGATCAGCTCCGAATAGGCCGCGATCAGCTCGGCGCGGATGATGCGCGGGGTGACGATTGCCTGGCCGAGCCCGAAGGGGGTCCCGTCATTGGCGAGCTTGTGCCTGGGGAATTTCTGGAGGATGCGGATGCGCAGAAAGCGAACGATATAGGTCAGGGTCGCCAAGGTCTGCACGTCCAGATAGCTGGGGTCGGGCTGGTTCCATACGTTTTTCTGGTAGGTTGTGACGCATCGTTCGATCGCCACCGCGCCCCCAGACTCCATTTCGGTGGCAACCCCCGAGTAGAGCAGGGTATTGCGCTGTGACATGCCCAGCCGGTCGCCTCGGCGCGGTGCCAACGCCCCCACCAGGGGCAGGGTTTGCAGCGGCCTGGCCGGGTCGATGCGCAGCGAGGTCGCGGCCTGGGCGCACAGAGCTGCGGCGCGCCGCCAGCTCACCGTGGGGCTGACAGCAAATCCCAGGACCGAGACGTGCGGGTCGTTCCTGGTCGCCCCAAACGTCTGCAATTGCGCGAAGGTCCCCATCCGGGCACAGAAGGCATGGCCGTAAATCTGGCGGCTCCAGGCCCAGCGCCCGGTCACATCATCCAGAGCCTCGGCCAGGGCATCGAGTGCCGCGCTGTCGGTGTAGGGCATCGAGATAAAATCGTATTCGTCGTCACCCATCGCGGCGGTTACTGGTGCCAGGTCCGCGAGGCCGGCGCCGGGGGCATCGAGCGAGGAGTCCCCCATCTCGATATCGAGGCCGGCTGGTGTCGACTCTCCTCCAGCGAGGCCGCGATAATTGAGCACGACCTTAATGTCATTGGTCACAGCGCCCTTGTTTTTGCTGGTCAGGGTGACCCGCCCTGCGGTCAGAGTGTCAGGGTCCTGGGCTCCTACGGCAGTGACCAGGGCAAAGGGGTCGGCGGTGATCGCGGCCGCGAGCCTGGTCGCCACGATGAGCCCGCCATCACCATTGGCCACGGTGACCCGGTAGCGGTCCCCTGCAACGTAAACGCCGATTGTCCCTGGTGCTGTGGCAACCCCGTCAATGACCATGACGATCTTGGCGGCCGTCGCCGCCGTGGCATCGACATGGGGGATTGCCCAGATCGTGCCATACGTGTCGTTGCGGCGGTAGGCTCCCACCATGTCAGCCAGGATGCTGCCTGCCCCAAACAGGCCCACAGCGTCCCCAGCATCGCGCACCAGGACGGGCTCAAGGGGGATTGCTGCCCCTGATGGCAGCATGGGACCGATCAGCAGAGCCGGCTGGAGGGTCTGAAGGTAGGACGCCTCGCGGTTTGAAATCTCCGCGTAGAACAGGGGCACCCTGATATTCGATGGGATGCGCTCGAACGAAACCGGCATGGTCATTTCCCCTTTTCGGACTGTGGCACCCCCCGCCGTGGCAACGGCGGCCAGGGGGCAGGAATAGGCCGCGCGAAGTGACCGTGGACCTCGATGCGCCCATCTGGGCCGGGATACCTGATGTTCGGGTCAGCCGCTGGCGTAATAACGTCGATTTTCATGTCTATCTTGTCGAGCGTGTCAGGCACGCGCGGCTCGTACCATTCGCTGATCGTCATTGCGAAAGTAATGGTCGCAACCGTGGTGCGGCTTTCGCCTTCGATGTCGCGGTCGATGTCGGTGGTAATGCCAGCGATGCGCTCGTAATTCACCAGCCATTCGGGATCGCCGAGCAACCAGTCTTTTACATCGTCGCACAGCTCGTCGACCCGCTCGGCGGAACCCGCGTCGGTCACATCATCGGCAATGACCTGCACGACCAGGTTCGTGGTCGTCAGGAAGTCTGGGATATTGATCGAACGCCCCTCAGAGGTCTGGGAAGCATAGACCCGGAGTGCCGGCAGCATGGCACGGCTGATTTGAGCCTGCCTGCTGTCAAATACACGGCGGAATTGCGTCAGATGTTGTAGCCGATCGACCGTATCTTGCCGCAATGCCGCCACATAGGATTTGCGGACAGCAGGGCTGACCTCGACGTCGATACGAGCCCCTGCCTGGGGGATCGTGGGGTGTCGAATGGCCAGGCCGGCAGCAAGTAGCCTGGGAAACACTCGAGCGGAGATATTTGCTGACGCCTGGAGCTGGTGGACCCTCGGGGCAAGGCTGACAGCCGGCCTGGGGAACACTCTCGCGGCCAGGCTGGAGCTGGTCTCCAGGGCATGCGGCGCGG